AATATCCCTGATTTGCGCGGGCAGTTTTTACGCGGGTATGATCACGGAGCAGGTGAAGACCCTGCAGCAGCGTCAAGAACAGATCGTGGTGATGGTACTGTTGGGGATGAAGTAGGTACTTTACAGGCTGATGCGATGCAGAGGATAACGGGTGCATACAACAACGACCGTATGCTCGTGTATGAAACCGGCACAAACGTTTTGTCTGATGGAGTGTTGTCACATGATTCAGGATTGGGGAGCAGGTACGGCACTTCGGGGGCCAAACTCTCTCAAACAGGCATAAAATTTGACAACGCCGACTCAACATCTCCCAACCCCGCAAAAACTGATGATGATGAGACACGTGCGAAAAATATTGCAGTTATGTTCATAATTAAGTACACTTAATAATAAAAGGGAGGAATAAACAATGGCAAATATAGAGGGGAAGCAATTATATGACTTCCATCCAATAACCAGAGAATTTACAGGTGGGCCTCGTCTGCCCAAACTTGACCCGCGCACATATAAAGTAATGCAGCCACGTCACGCAACTTTTTTACCAGTGCCCCAGTTTGATCCCGGTCAGGTTGCAGTGTTTGTTGGTGATGAGTTCAGTGAGGATGGGCACTGGGAAGTGGTTGAGGACAACCGTGGGAAATACATATATGACAAAAATGAAAAGCGGATAAAGGGCAAAGTGCAGGCAATAAAACCCAGCTTGTCAAAAAGTGAAATCATTGTACCAAACCCGCCCCCACGTCCGGAGGATGGTTGGGATGTTACCAAAAAAGAATGGGTGACGGATATTGCAAAGGTAAAGTCAAATAAACTGGATGCACTTAACGGTGAACTTGATGGGCTTGAGGATATGGTGAATAAATTGAAGCCGCTGATTGATGGGGTAAAAACAATCAGTGATTTGCGCAGTGAAAAACAGCAAGCGGTTGATGCTGCAAAAACAGTTGAGGAAGTTGACAGCATAGGGGTATAAAATGGCACAGGATATTGCACTTGTATATGACAACGAAATGATGCAAGGGGACATTGAGCTTAATAGTGATGGGAATGATTTGCTTGCTGATAATGGACTGACAACTGCCGTATACATATCGCTGTTTACTGACGCGCGCGCAGATGAGGATGATGCTGTTGTGAATGATGGTGAGCTGCGCGGGTGGTGGGCTGATTTAACTATGGTGGGTGATAAAATTGGCTCACGTTTGTGGTTGCTTGACAGGGCAAAGACGACGCCCAGCACTGTTGCCGCTGCTGTTGAGTATGCTGAGGAGGCCCTGCAGTGGATGGTTGATGATGGCGTGGTTGCCCGGATTGAGTGCGCTGCTGAACGACAGAAGAAAGATAATAATACATATATGCTTGCACTGCGCGTCACCCTGTATCATGCTGATGGGAAAAATACGGTGCTTGAATTTAACGATTTATGGGAGGCACAATTTGGCATATAATACACCAACATTACAAAATTTAATTGATAGGATAACGGCTGATATAAAATCCCGGGTTGTTGGTGGCAAGACATTATTGCGCCGCTCAACTATTGGGGTGCTGGGGCGTGTGTATGCTGGCGCGGTATTCCTGCTGTTCAAATATTTGGAGTACCAAAAAAATCAGCTGTTTGCAATGACTGCGGATGGACGACACCTTGACATCCTGGGCTCAGAATATGGTATTGTCCGCAATGCACCCAGCAAGGCGACGGGCTCAGGCACAGCAACAGGAACAGCGGGTACGAGTATACCCGCGGGGCGTGAGCTTCAGGCATCGTCTGGTGAGGTGTATATTATAAGTGCCTCAACTGCTATTGGCGCGGGTGGAGATGTTACGGTGTTATTCACTGCAAAGGAGGCGGGGGCGGACGGTAATGATGTTGGTGGAATCACATTGTCATTTGTCAGCCCTCTGGCTGGTGTCAATACAAGTGTTACTGTTGACAGCGATGGCATTTCTGGAGGCGCCGACCAGGAAAGTGATGACGACTACCGTGCGCGCATACTTGCAAGGAAACGCCGCCCCCCGCATGGTGGTGCTGCGTTTGATTATATTGCCTGGATGAAAGAGGTGAGCGGTGTTACACGTGCATGGGTGCTTGAGGAATATTTGGGCGCTGGGACACTGGGGCTCGCGTTTGTCCGGGATGATGATGATGTTATTATACCAAACGACACGCAAAAGGAGCTTGTAAAGGCGTATGTTATTGAGCATGAGGATGAAGCAACTGGTGAGACTATTGGGTGCCCCGTTACTGCAGCACCTGGGCTGTATATGGTTGATCTATCACTTATGACTGTTGATATGAGCATCAGTATATACCCAAACAGCTCAACAGTCCGCGCAAACGTGCAAACAGCAATTGAGGATTTATTTTTATCGGCAGGCGGGCCCGGTGAAACACTTTACAAAAGTGAGTTCAGTGCTGTTATAAGTGCAGCTGTTGGGGAGGAGTTTCATAAAATAACGTCCATAAACGGAGCGGATGATGACCTATCAGTGCCAACAACCAGAATACCAGTTCTGGGAACAATAACGTGGAGCGATTATTAAAATGGCAAGGAGTGTTGATGCATATACTAAAATGCTGCAAGCCCTGCTTCCTGTAGGGCGTATTTGGAACAGGGCGCTTGACTCTCTATTATTTGATCTACTGTATGGCATGGCGTATGAGTTCCGGCGGGTTGAGGGGCAGTGGGAGGAATTGTTTATTGAGCGGGACACCCGTGATACTGACGTGCTGCTGGAGGAGTACGAAAAAGAGTTTGCTATACCTGGGCCCGGGGAAACACTTGCAACAACTGTTGAGCAGCGCAGAAAAGATTTACACGCAAAATTACTGAAGCTGGGGCGATTAAATAATACGTATTACATTGATATTGCCGATGCAATGGGATACAGTATCAGCATCACCGAGTTCACCCCTGCCTTTGCGGGCGTGCTGGCGGCTGGTGATGCGTGCGGTATGTTGTCTGTTATGTTTTACTGGATTGTGAACGTACTTATTGAGGATGGCATTCGTATAGATATATCAAATCTAAAAACAATATTACGGGATATAAAACCAGCGCACACCGTTGTTCAGTTCAGGTTTGTTGGCCCGCAATTTGCAACAGCTTTTGATTATGCGTTTGATTCAATATTTTGGTATGACGGCAGCAGATGGCCAGGGCGTGGTACAATATACCCGGGCTCGTTTATTGGTGGTATGTTCAGCCCAGCATTTTACAACAATATTGAGTATGATGGGGACAACTTAATTGGCGCGTATGGTCCATCATTTGGTCAGGGGCTTGACAGGCGGAATGGTGGTAATTACAATTATGATGACTTTGGTGATGGTTTTATGAAACCAGCATAAAAGATATTTGATAATGATAGCAGGAGGATAAAAAATGGCTGACACACAAAGGACACGCAGCGCAATTTTGACACTGTTTGCGGATAACGTAACGGGGCAAATCAGCGCGCAGGATTTACGGGATTTCGTGGTGACTATGATGGAGAGTGAGTTTGCTAATCCAGGGGATTTCTGGAAGCACCCCTCACCCGTATACACCACAACCGACCAAAGTGCGCGGGGCTGGATTGATTACTCACAAACTGTTGGGTCAGATTGTTCATTTATGAATATGCTGTATCTCAACACCAGCGGCATCTGGATGCGTGCGGACGTTGCTGACAGTACCAAAACAGGCATCATTGGTATGGCGGTTGATGACTATACGTCAGACGCATCGACATGCCAAATACTGCGTCAGGGTATGGTATACAACAGTGCTTTTTCTGGAGTCTTCAGCGGGTACATCGGGCGCCCAATCTATTTGGATTCAGGTGTGCCAGGAAGTATCAGCGTGGGTGAAACTGCAGGGTCACAGCTGGTTGTTGGGTTCGTTGCTGCGCAAAGTGCTGGGGATAGTAATATTGGCAAATTTTACTTTTACCCTGAATGGGCTGTAGGGGTTATTATGCCCCCGCCCAGTTTATATGCCCGTACAAAACTGCTTATATCCCGCCCGGATTCGCTGTTTTTAGCTACGTACACGCATTTTAATATAAAATCAGTGTACTTGTACCCAACCGCTAATTGGCATTGTTTTGAATACGTTGTAACGCCTGTTTCGCCTTGTCTGCAATAGGATAATGCTTGAGGTAACGGACAAGGGCATCCTCCGCCGCACGCAACTCCCCAGCCTTCTCATGCACTGCAGCCATCGGGTACAGGAAATGAGCGTACTGTTGCTCGTGCTCATTTATAACCTCATACAGCTGCGCCATCCCTTTTGGTACATCTACATGCATCAATACTTGCCCGTACTCAAATTTGAAACGGTGGTCATCCGGCACAGCCTCAACAAGTTTTTTATACCACCCTGCAGCTGCTTTGAAATTCTTGAGCATGAAATGCACACTGCCCAGGCCCCACAATGCCTCCGGGCGCGCCTTGTCAATTTTGTATGCAGCCTCAAGTTTTTCAAGTGCTTCCTCATACATACCTTTGTCCCGGCCCAACTTTTGTGCCTCCTCAACCGTACTGTTATATTTCAGCGTGGCGCTGTTGTGCTTGTTTTTTGCGCGTGCTTCTTTTATAGCATCCTCCCTCATTTTTATACAAGTGTCAACTATGTACTGGGCGCGCTTGTCTGGTAAAAATTGTCGTGCTTCAAGTAATGGTAGCGCGAAATTACCAGTCTCAAAATACTCAGTATAATCATCACGCATCTGTTCTATTGGTACAGGTGGCTCAGGCATCAATTCATTTATGTCGTTATATCTGACAGCTTTGCGCAGTTGGGCGCATACTTGTTTATAATACAACTTGACACTTTCGGCCTGTTCCTTTGCCGCTTCAAGGATAATCCTGTTGCGTGCGATGCGCACCCTTGCAATATCATAATCGTGCGTTAGATTTTTCATGCTGGGTGATTTTTTGGTTTTGTATTCTTTTGAAAATATTTTGCGGCTTGTGGCATATATACTGGTGCCAACAAACTGGTCCTGCCGGGCAAGTGTCTCAGCTTCAATACTGTGCTTTTCATTTGACTCAATAGCCTCCTCAAGCGCAGTGTTGTCATCCCCATCCATCGCCTCCTCCATTTGTTCAAGCGCCTTTAATCCGCATACACAATGGTGAATTAGCATATACATATTATTGAGCTTGAATAGGATGGACGGCAGTATTTCCTCAGCTGCTTGCAGCGCACCTTCCTCATCTGCAGCTGGTGGCGTTTTGTCCAATTTATCCAGCGCATATGACTTCAAAAAATCCTGCAGTGTTATGCGGTGCATCCCTGGTATATGCGCGCCGCCCTCAGTGCTGTTGCATATTAGCAGGGTCTTGTCAGCTTGCTCGGCTATACGTGTAAACGATGTTATGAATGATAATAGCCCAGTGTTTGTTGGCACAAGCCCGCCCATATATGCAGGGACAAGCTGCGCCCGGCCCTGGGTTGTAAGCCCTTTGATATTGCTGCGCGGGTCATCAACATCCCACAAGATCATCCCCTCTTTTGTAATATGCACCTTGCCCGCACTATCCGCCCCGGCAACGTGTGAACGCTCGCCGCTGATTGCGAGGTCTTGCCCAATTAGCGTCACGGGGTCTGCGCCAATATGCAGCGCAAAACCCAGGGCCATATGGCTGACACTGCCGCCCTGTGGCAGCTCGCCCAACGTGTTGGTATACTCAATACTTTTATCCTCATGTACCACTGCCTGCATGGATGTGCTTATTATTTTTGGGCCGTTATACCGTTTCATTATTGGGTGATAGACTTTATCCAGCGTAACCATTGGCACATCGCAATCAAGCAGCCCCTCAAAGTGTGACATATTGACTTTACCATAATCAACAGTCACAATGAAGTCAGGCCGGATATCATATGCAAGCAGCACGCGCAGGGCTTGCGCAACTGCAATTATTATGACCTTGTCCTGTGCTTTCATCAGGTGGTGTATATTATTTGCAAGTGATGGGCCTGTACTGACAACAACTGCAGGCAATCCCTTGTACGCGTCTTTGTATTTCGCCACCCCCGGCCAGGGTAGTAAATATGACAGGTTGAGTATTGCATTTTTTGACACAATGGGCCCAGCATTTTCAAGCGTCCCTGTGTTGCAATTTACCTGGTTAATCAGTTCAATTGTCTTTTGTACTGCTTCTGTATACTCGCGCTCAAGTGCCTGGGTGTATGGCTCAATCATTATCTGCCAATTATTAACCACCCGCACACTATCAAGCAGCCTCACCCCATTACTCAACTCATCCGCTGTTGTTACAATAAACAAACGGCCGTCATTCAAGTATGGTGTAAAATCGTATACCTCAAACGCTTTGAGGATGAGGTATGGTACTGTCTCAAATAGGATAATCTGGTGCCCTTTTTCCATCTTGTTGAGCATAATTTTGAGCCCATGCCCCAGCCCCATACCAACAACAATCGTCACGCTGTCGGATTCAAATTTTGCACCCTTCAGATTTTTCTTGATCTCTTTGCGTGGGGCGTCGGGGTGGTATGCGGGTGTCCGTTTTGAACCCTGCTCAATAACAAATATTTTATCTGAGTTCTTTGCAGTGTGCGCCTTGTACCATTTTGGCTCCTCTGCGTTAATAACTTCATTATAAAATTTTGTATCAATCCCCTGCATTACTGACAAATTTTCATCAAGACATCCCATTGTTATCATCCTCCTTATAATAATCACCCAGCTGTGCGCTGAGTGTGTTTATTTTGGCATCGTTGTTTGTTATTTTTTTCATTATCACAGCCGCCTCCTCTGGCGCGTGCGCAAAGGCAAGGCGCAGCAATGCCATCCAGTTTTTATTGTTACGCGCGCGGACAGCTTGTATTTGGTTTATGAGTTTGTTGTAATCGTTCATCGTTTGAAATATTCGTCCTCCAGTATGCTGTATACAACAACGTCCTCAAACATTCCATCACGGAACACACCCTGGCGGAACCGACCCTCCTCCACCATACCAATCTTTTTTGCAACATTGCACATTCCGAGATTGATTGACAACGTGCCTGTCCATACGCGATGAAAGCCCAGTTTTATAAAGGCGTGATCAAGCACCTTGCTGCATGCAAACGTACCCACTCCCGTCCTGTGTGTATTCGTATCACCTATTACAATAGCAATCTCAGCAGAACGGTTGAGCATATTTATTGATTGTAATGAAATATTGCCAATATGAGACCATTCAGCCTTCATGGGCTCATCGGGCGCCCAGACAACCGAATGCTCGATGGCCCAAACTATGCGGCTTTGATCGTTGCCCTGTACTGCAGCCATAAAAGACTCTTGCTGTGCTTTGGTGTATGGGAACAGCCCGTGGCTGTTATACTGCGTCACTACTGGATCATAAAACCACCCCTTATATGTGTCAGTGTAATGCACATCCGGGTCAAACGGTACCAGCCTCAGTGTATTATCATTATTTACATAAATCATATACTATCCTCCTTTTTAAATTCCATTAGATTCGACAATAGATTTTCATTTATTCGCTTCTCTGCAATTTTGAAATACCCAGGGTCCAGTTCGATGCCTATGAAGTTGCGGTTAAGGTTTTTACAAGCAACCCCTGTTGTTCCAGAGCCCATACAGTTATCTAATACTAAATCTCCTTCGTTGGTGTATGTCTTAATAAGATACTCAAACAGGGCTACTGGTTTTTGAGTGGGGTGGAG